ACTATTTCGTGGCAGGTCAGAGCGTGGTAGCAAGTGGAATCGTTCCAGCGACTTTCAATGGCACAATCACCATCACAGATTCAATCACTGATCCATATATCTTCTCAGCCGCCAAAACCAATGCAGACATCTTGATTCGCGGCGTAATTCCGGCTGGCGTCGCGTACCTATCCGGAGCAGACGCCGCCACTCTTTACGCATCAACCGAAGCCGTCGAACAGGCAATTTTAATTGTCAGTGTCGAGATTTTTCAGAGCGTCGTGGCCGCTGGTGGCCAGATTGAAGGCGTGGACTTTACGCCAAGCCCGTTTCGCATGGGTCGCAGTCTGAATAATCGAGTCATCGGACTTCTTGGAAGTTACATCGATGTCGAAACGATGGCGATGTAGATGACTGCCACATCAATTTCAGCCGACGTTCGCGGAGCATTAGCAACAGCTCTAGCAACTACTTTGGCATCGGTCTATACATCAGTCCCAGAGACAGTCATTCCGCCAGCCGTGGTGATTGTTCCAGATTCGCCTTATCTTGAATCTAACATCATCGGCAAGGATCAAGTTCGAGTCAAGATCAACATGACAGTTAGTGCCGCCGTTGCATATAACAACAACGCTGGAGCACTTGATCAGCTTGAAGTTCTTATCATCACTTTGATTGGTCTTATGCCAGTCGGTTACATAGTCGGAGACGTCTCACGTCCCACAATTATTTCAGTCGGAGCGAGCAATCTCTTATCGGCTGACTTATCGGTATCAACCTACTACACGCAAGTCGCTTAAGGAGCACAACAAATGGCAACGACAATCATCACCGGACGCGACATTACGATTTCACTTGCGTCCACAAATTACGCTGCGCAAACGCTATCAATTACGCTAGTCAATGCGCCAGTCATTACAACATATCAGGCACTTACAGGAAAACAATACAAACACATCGATGATCAGTGGACTCTCAACATGAATCTATTGGCCGACTGGGGTGCAACATCATCACTGTTTGAAGCTATGTGGACAGCATTCACATCTGCTCCAAACACAGCTCTAGCATTCACATTGGTTACTGCGACAGGTGCGTCATTCGCTGGCACAGCTTTCCCAGTAGCTCCAACCGCCGGTGGAACTGCGCCAGATGCGCAGACGGACACTTGGGCGATGTTATGCGCATCAACACCAGTTCTCACCATCACATAATCGAAACAGAAACGGGAGCACACGATGAAACTACCAATCACTATCGAATACACATCAGGCGAGTTCGGTACATATACCGCACAACCGCCAGAGTGGGCGAAGTGGGAAAACAAAACAGGGCTGACTATCTCGCAAGCGCAGGAGAAAATCGGGATCTCCGATCTTCTCTTCCTTGCGTGGAATGCCATGAAGCGTGAATCAGGTGGAAAGCCCATCAAGGGATATGACATCTGGTGCGAAACAGTGGCCGATGTGAGCGTCGGTGAAGTAATCCCAAAAGCTACGCCGCCGGAAGCGTGAATCGGATCCTTGTCGAGTTAGCAATAGCGACAGGGATACCGATGAGCGAATGGATCACGGCGGAGCAGATCTATACGGCGCAAGAAGTATTGGAGCAACAGAATGAGCGACAGCGTTGAGATAGCCTACGACAAGGCTGATTTGCGTCGCGTTCTCGGTGCATTCAAAGCGATGAGCGAAGAAGCTACAACTCAGGCTAAGCAAGAATCATCAGCTCTTGCAGATTTTGCGCAGGGCAAGATTAAAGAAACTGCAAGTGGTCGCGGAGTAGCTGCGGAGCGAATTGCTCAAGGATCTAAGGTAAGCAAGTCGAGCAAGATTGGCGAGATCTCATTCGGCTTTGCTTCTCAGAAGTTCTCCGGTGGCGGCACGACAAAGCAACTCTGGGGCGGCAACGAGTTCGGATCTAACAAGTTCAAACAATTTCCAATCTGGTCAGGGCGCGAAGGTCGTGGATCAAAAGGCTGGTTTATTTATCCGACACTTCGGCGAATACAGCCAGAGATCCTTGCTAAGTGGGAGAATGCTTTTGCTAAGATATTGAAGGAGTGGTGATGGCTGATAGCAGAACGCTCAAGCTCTCGATTCTTGCCGACGTCGATCAACTTAAGAAGTCGCTGGCATCGGCTAACAATGACGTCGATGACTCTTCAACCCGAATGGGCGAGTTCAGCAAGAAGGCAGGGGCGGCATTCTTAGTCGCTGGAGCTGCCGCAGCCGCCTATGCAACAAAGCTTGCAGTCGAAGGAGTAAAGGCTGCAATCGAAGATGAAGCCGCGCAAGTAAGACTGGCGACAGCTCTTAAGAATGCAACTGGCGCAACTGATGCGATGATTAAGTCAGTCGAAGAGCAGATCTTAAAGCAATCTTTGGCCACAGGTGTAGCAGATGAAAAGCTTCGTCCAGCTCTATCTCGCTTGGCTCTTTCAACAAACGATGTCACAAAAGCTCAGGATCTTTTGACTCTAGCTCTCGACATATCACAGGCAACTGGTAAAGGGCTGGACAGTGTTGCCAACGCTCTCGGCAAAGCATATGACGGCAATACGGCCGCACTTGGCAAATTAGGCGTTGGATTATCATCTGCCGAACTTAAAGCCATGACATTTACACAAGTGCAGACAAAGCTTTCGGATCTATTCGGTGGCGCGGCAGCAGCTAACGCGGAAACATTCGCCGGACGATTGCAGATTCTCAAAGTAACATTTGATGAAGCGAAAGAATCAGTCGGTGCAAAGCTTCTGCCAATTATTCAGAAACTTGTTGAGTTCGTCGTCAATGAAGTCGTTCCAGCTCTAGGCAAGTTCGCTGAGTTCTTCAAGCCCATCACAGATGCAATAGCCAACAACAAAGAAGAGTTCGCAACTTTCATCGCATTTATTCAAAAATATGTTGTGCCAGTTCTAGTCGATGTTCTTGGTGGTGCGTTCAAGGTTGTTGGCCAGATTGCCGGTGGAATTATTAACGTGATTGGTGCAGTCATCGGCGGTCTTAACTCACTTATCGCCGGAGCTGTTGCAGGTATCAATGCACTAATCCGCGTCTATAATTCAATCCCGTTCTTGCCTAATGTCGGTCTGATTTCAGCTCCATCAATTAGCGTTCCAAGCGTGTCAATTCCAAGCGTGAGTTCAACTGCCACAGTTCCGAAAGTCATAGTTCCATCAGTATCCGGCGGCGGTTCAACCGGTGGCGTCTCATCGGCAGCGATGGGTGCAACAATGGTGGGATCTATCGGTGGAACAGTCGGCGGTGGTGGATTTACAGATTCACAGAATGCCGCCAGATTAGCTGCAGCAGCTCAAGCTGCTGGCGGTGGCTTCACCGACTCTCAAAACGCGGCTCGCATCAGCATTACAGTCAATGGCGCAATTGATCCAGAGAGCACTGCGCGACAAGTCGTAAACTTGCTTAATGATTCTTACTATCGCGGCGGCGGTGGTGGAGCGAACTCTCTGGTTGCAATATGAGTCAATGGAGTCCAGTCTGGCGAGTTAAGGTTGCATCGGTTGAATATACATCGACCATCTTGGCCAATCTTTCGATTACTTCCGGACGATCTAACGTCTACGATCAAACGAATGCAGGATTTGCAACGATTGAATTGTTTATCTTTGATCAATCGTCCATCGTCATTGACATCAATGACTCGCTATCGATTGAAGTCAAGGATTCCACTGGTACATACGTTCCCATTTTTGGTGGCTCGGTCGTCGATGTCGGAATTGCAGTGGCTCAAGTCGGATCTAGTGCCTACACGCAATCAGTTACCATCACGGCTCTGGGTGCTCTGGCGCGTGTTCAAAAGGCTCTGACCAATGGCGTTCTTACTCAGGACTTCGATGGCAATCAGATCTACACAATTCTTTCAGATCTACTTCTTAACAACTGGGGCGAAGTTCCAGCAGCTCTTACATGGGCGACATACACGCCAGCTACAGAGACTTGGGCTGATGCTCAAAATACTGGACTCGGTGAGATTGACACACCGGGCAATTATGAGCTGGCACAAAGGGCATCGAGCCGGACGGATATGTATTCACTGGTGGCTGCGCTCGCCACTAGCGGTCTGGGTTATCTTTATGAGAACGCGCAAGGTCAGATCTCATACGCCGATTCAACGCATCGATCAATTTATCTGGCCACTTATGGATATACGAATCTTTCAGCTAATCAAGCTTTAGCGCGTGGAATTGCCATCAAGACACGGGCAGGAGATGTCCGAAATGACATCACTCTCAAGTATGGAACAGCATCGGCCAATGAAGTCAGCGCAACGGATACGGCTTCGATTGATACCTATGGCGATCTAGCACAAATCATCACCACGACAGTTAAACACGCCGCCGATGCCACATCTCAGGCCAGCTTCTATCTTACCTTAAGAGCTAATCCACAAGCCAACTTTGAATCCATCACTTACGCATTGACCAATCCGGATCTTGACGATGGTGATCGTGATTCGCTCATCAATGTG